AATATAAAATAGAAATGGATTGTCGAATTGATAAACTCGCAGACAGAATCAATCTTTTATTGTCTGAAAATTGGGTTCCGTTAGGTGGCTTATCTGTTGACAGTGAAGGCAATGTCTTCCAGGCACTTTTCCGGGCAAGAAAAGGATATTTCATTTCGGAGTCTAAGGCAGATATTTTAAAGGATAAATATCCGGAAATTTGGGAAGAGCTGAAAAGGATTGAATAAATGAAGAAAAAATACAAAGGCGGATTCGAACCGTCGCAACCGACAGAGCGGCCGAAAGGTCATGCGCCACCACATAATTGATCGGATCAAGAGGCGTGTCAGTGGGTCTCAATTTCCCGGTTGGGTCGATGGCCGGCCGGCTGATGACCGGGAGCATATTGTCTTTTGCCGGGAGGGCTGAACTATGCCAAAAGAATTTATTTGCGAAGTATGTGAAAAACCGATTGAAGGCAATGACATTGACGAACGACACGACATGCACCGGGAGGGATGCCAAAACAAAGACGGGGACCATGAAAACGGTTGCGATTGTGATATGCCGGTTCATGCAGAGTGTTGTCTTGACTGTGCGGCTGGGGAAAATTTGCACGAAGTGTAAGGAGTTATATGAAAAAATTTAACATAACCCGGATATTGAGACGACAGAAGATAAAAAACGAAACATACGAATCGGTTGCCCTGAAATTTGGGATGGATATAGATAATTTTATAACTGAAATTTATTCAGTCAGCCCTGAATTGCGGGAAGCGATGCTATCGGAAAGCAAAATCTATTCAGTCAGTGCCGGAAACGTTCCTGAAAAAAACATACCATGCCTGATTTTGAGCGATAAGGGGGAAACTTAAATGAAACACTTGCATGATGTACAAATAAAACTGGATATCGAGCCGTCAAAAAATTATGTTTCAATTGACGGTATGGAAATTCATGGTATCAAGTTGGTTGAAGTTATCAAGGGATCTAATGAAGGCCCGCTTGTACGTCTTGAATTTTTCCCCGGTTCGGTCAATCAGGAGACTAAAGAGGAAAAAAGATGATGGAAGAATTTTTCAAAGCCGACAGCGAGGAATTCGCAAAAATGCATGCCGACCATTGGCAGATAATCATTGACGGGATTGTGAATCTTGTTATGATTGACGTGCAAAAAAAGATTGATGAACTCAGGAAAGAACTTGTGGCGAGTCGATGCGGACTGCTTGGTCCATGTTCTGAATGTGGGAAAAAAAGGCAGGAGTATCCGTATCAAGAAATGTTTAGGACAGGCGTTGAGGGCAAGTATCTTTGTTCCAATTGTTACAACAATAGAAAAAATAAACCATGCCCCTAATGACAAACACAGCCTTCGGCGCCCTGATTGGCGTGACGAAAGTCCGGATTGGTCAGCTTATCGCACAAGGGAAGATCCCGGCGGATTGCCTGGTCGATGTCGGCGGCAAGCGGAAAAAGATTGATTCTGATCTTGCCCTTGCAGCGTTGGACGGGACAATCAGCAGGATCAATCCGTCGAAAGTCCTGGGGGATCAGGAGGCGGCCGGGGCCGGGTTGGGGAAGTCGGAAAGGCCGGTTTCTGATCCCATGCCACCGGCGCAACCGGTCAGGCAAAAGAGCGTCCCACAAACGAAAAAAGAGGCTGATATTTATGCAGTCCATCAAAAAAACAAAATGCGGGCGCAGGCCGGGATCGAGGCGCTAAAGCTACAACGGGAAGAGGGCAAAGTGATCGACAAGGCGGAAGTCGAGCGGGAGATTTTCGCCATATTGCGGGCGGTGCGTGATCGTTTCATGGAGTCTAAAGATTTTCTCTTGCAGGCTTTCGAAGTTTTTTTTGTTCCTGGGGTGGATGTTCGGAAGGTTGAGGCGGCTATTGACAAGGAATATGATAATATTTTGGCGGCTGTGATGGAAAGGTTGGGGAAATAATGGAAATCTTGAGACTTCTGGACAGGATAAAAAATTCAGTTGGCAACGATTGCGAAGTGTCTATCGTAACGGATAGCCATCTGGGATATGTTTTTATAATAAGATGGAAAGGCTATGCTCTGCGGCGGGCGGTTCCGTGTAAGTTTTATGGGTATATTTTCGATGAGTTTATCGAAAGATTGATTGAAGAGGCAATCCGGAGCTATAGCCATCATGCAGGGGAAAGGGGATCATGAATAAAACCAGACGCAGGAACAAAAAACGGCAAAAGAGGACCCGGCGGGGCGCTCTTCCTTGCCGATTGTTGGATATGTCGGTGCAATTATTCAAGGAGTTTTCGGCTGATCTTGATCTTTCCCAGATGAGAATGCTTGCAGTGGCTATCAGAGAGCAACTTGTAATCCAAAAGAGACAACTGGCTCGATGGAAATAATCCAATCCTCCGGAACATCGTCAGAATATATCGATTACCTGCGGTTCGAACTCGCATCAAAGGCTCTTGGCCGTGATCCGCAGATATCATACGATGAATGGGCCGAAAAATATTATCAGTTCCCGAAGGGGGATCGGCATCCCGGGCGCTATCGCCTTTCCCGAACGCCATACGCTCGGGAAATCTTGTACGAGCTTTCCCCGATGTCGCCGGCGACTAAAGTTGTTTTCATCAAGCCGACGCAAGTCGGAGCCACAACCCTTTCCAATATCCTGCTTTCCGCAATTCCTCACGCCTTTGCCGCTCATTGTCTTTTCGTTTTCCCGACTGTAAAAATGGCGGAAAAACATGTGAAAAAGAAGCTGTCAAAGGCATGGGCAGCGATCCCGGAATTGAAAGGGATTATCAAAGATTCCCGGGGGGACAAGTCCGGAAACACGATGATGTACAGAGAATTCCCGGGCGGTTCCATATCTATTGCCGGGGCCGGTGCGGTGGATGCTCAACGATCAGACTCAGCGCAGATTATCTGTCTGACAGATATCGATTCTCCGGAATTCAAGGTTGACGGGGAAGGTGACGCTCTGGAAGTTTTTTACAGGCGGGCGGATGCCTACGGGCCGAAAAAAAAGATTTATGTTGAATCGACGCCCCTTGTAAAGGGCGCATCCTTGATAGAGATCGAATACGAAAAATCTTCCATGGGTAGATATCATCTTCCTTGCCCGTGTTGCGGATTCTTTCATTTCCTGGAATTTGGCGGCAAGGGGGACGTTCCTGGCTTTAAGTTTTCCCGAAATCAGCACGGCCGGCCGACAAAAGCCTGGTTTGTCTGCCCGAAATGCGGGCAGGAATTTGAGGAAAAACGCAAGTTTCAGGCGATGATTGATGGAAAGTATGTCCACCAGTTCCCGGACCGGCCGGACCGAGGTTTCATGATCAACGCGTTCTACTCCCCTGCCGGCATGGTATCATGGTTGCAGATCGCCAACGAGTGGATTGATTCCCACAAACATCCGGCAAAAAGGCAGGTTTTTGTAAACACTCGGGAGGCGAAATCCTTTGAGATGCCCGGGTCCATAAAGCTCGATGGCGAAATACTCAAGGAATCAGCCGAAAATTATCCGCTCGGTTTTGTGCCTGCTGCCGCTCAGTGCGTAGCTATGGGAGTTGACACGCATGATAACCGGCTTGACGTGGTAATCATGGCGTTCAATATCGCCGGGGAAAGTTGGGTGATCGGTTGGCAGTCACTTTGGGGCGATCCGGATGCACCCAACAATCCGGAAAATCCAAATTGTTGGGCAGCTCTGGACGAATTAAGGAGCCGGGAATGGCAATCCGAATCCGGTGATAAAACTTTTAAGTCGATTTCTTGCGCCATCGATATGATGGGCCATCGAACCGACGCTGTAAAAAATTATGTCCGGACCAGGGCTCCGAATACGATTGCCGTGCAAGGGGCGAGAACGAACTTCGCACCGATTTTGGGCGGGCCAAAAGATCAAGATCTTTTTTACGATGGGCATAAAATCAAGGGCGGGATTCAGGCATGGCCGGTGGGGACGAACGAGGTCAAACATTTGATTTTTGGGCAACTTACCAGCACGGAAACAAATCTTTTTCATCTATCCTCTTCCTTGCCGCTCGAGTTCTTCCTTCAGCTCACAGCGGAAAAATTCGACCCTATCGCGCACAAATACGTCCCTTGCCGGCCAGGCGGGGCGAACCATGCTCTCGATTGTGTCGTGTATGCGATTGCAGGCGTTTCCCGGGTGCTTAATATCGAAAAGATGAAACAGCACATGCGAGAGAGAAAAGCCGCTCCGCAGTATGTTAAAGCTGATCAGCCTGTGCCGGTGGCTGCAAGGAGGGAAAACCCGGTTACCGTACGGAAGGAATCCATACAGAAACCGGGTGGAGGTCAGGGGGGAAGCGGGCCTATTCGGTTATGGTAGCAAGTTAGACACTCCTTTGTCTTTAGAAAAAGTGGAAATTATTTTAGATAATTTCGTTTTTGATTAAATCAATCCCTCTGATCGATCCAAGGGAGCCATCATATTGAGCATAAAGAAAATTCTGATTGCCTTCGTGGTCCCATCCGGTGATTCGAGGTTCCATGTTTTCCGCTTTTCGTTTCAATTCTTCCATTTTTTTCTCCTTAGTTGATTTTGATCTGGGCCAAATCCCAAACCACTATATTCTCGCCATATCCAAAGACTATTCCGGAAAAACCGGCATCTTTAGCGGCTGCGCTTTTGACCTGGGCGTCAAAGTTTTCAATTTCAATTCCCAAGTCGGTTTTCGCCTTGTCGGTAATTTTACCGCCTTCAAACCATCCACGTTTTTTGGCGGCGGCTTTCATTTCCAGCATTTTCACATTTTTGGCCTCGATGATAGCTGAATCATCTATAGAGCATTCCATCGTTTCCCCTTGAATGTTCAGGCGATGCGCCCAGTATTCGACATCTGCAAGAGATGAACAAAAATAAACCCCGCGACCCATCTGAAGCCCGCCAACTGATCCGGCGAAATCCATAGAGAAACCTTCTTCTCTGATTTTTTCGGCGGTTTCTTTTTTTGTCGTGTGGTAAATTTTCATTGTCTGTCCCTCCGGTTCCGGGGTTCGGTTTATTCCGCCCCCCATTTGATTCAACTATACTAAAGTCTTTCGACTTTGTCAAGCATTAATTCTATTTATTTTTGCAAATAGTTCGATAAAATATCTACAATCGTGGATGATTTCGATTTCTTCCATGATTTCGATAGCTTATCAAGTTCAGCATATATCGGAGGGGGGATTGCAATTGATGTTTTCACCAGCTTTTCATCGTACAAAAACGGTCTCCCGATCTTCTTCCTTGCCGTTCTTTTCTTTGGCGGGACTGGTGCGACTGCATCCGGATCTTTCCCGGTGAGCTGGGCGAGATATGTATTTCCATCCCACCGGGTGATGACCACATATCCCTTTCTTTCCAGGGCCCGGCCGACTTTCATCGGGTGGCGGGCCTTGTGGATGACGACCATTTTACCGGATGGCGATCCGTTCTTGATTGCATTGTATAGGGCCCGCTGGAGGCCGGTTAAGACTTTCATTTGGTTTCCCTTTCGATCTTGCCCCCTTTCGGGGGCGGTTGGTGTTTAGATTCTTTCCGACATCATCTCGTTAAATTGGGTGTCAATCCATGCTTTGAAATCACCACCCATTCTATTTTCTAATTCATCCATTATCTGTCCTCGGAATTCAGCTATATGTTTGGCGTATTTTGATTTAAAACCCATCCCGTTGAAAATTTCTTTGATTTTCTCGGTTGTCATTTTTTTGAGTTCGCTTTTCATTTTCGTTTCCCCTTCGTGGTTGTTTGTGTTTTTCCCTCACTCTTGATTCAACTATACCAAAGCCTTCCGACTTTGTCAAGCATTAATTCGCTTATTTTTTGTCAAAACAACGTTTTTTTCACGCAAACAACCAAAATACGAAAAACGTTGACATTCACCACACTTCTATGATACCGGTTTTAAAACTGTGGTATTTTCCTACGTTGAAAATCTCTACACTGTTGTATTTCTCTACACATCGAAGGGGAAAAAGCCTTTGGCTGATCCAAACTACGAAACGATGTATAACGATTTGGTAGCCGCTCTCAGCGCGTCCGGTATGGATGTTTCCTCCCTCACGAAAGGCGACGAAACAACGATATATCGATCCGCTGATGATGTGATAAAGCTTGCCAATTGGCTTAAAGAACGGCAAGCAACGGCAAGCGGAACGACCGTATTGAGGACCGTGGCATATCCGATCCGGGATACCGTATGAATAAAAAATCAAAGATTCAATCCCTCGACCTTTGCCGACCTCCCCAAGCTTCACCAGGGGCACCTCCCCCAAAACTCTCCCGGGCACCTGGTGAAGTCCATCGGCAATACGCTGCCGCTCAATTTTCAAACTTCACAATGGGATGGAACCCGGCGAATGCAACGGTAAACGAGGAAATCGAATCGTCTTCCGATGTCATGCGGGCCAGAATACGGCAACTTGTTCGTGACAATCCGCATTTTTCGAACGGAGTTAAAATTTCATCGGCTTATATTGTCGGTTCCGGAATCGCATACCAAAGCAAAGTTACGGATGAAGAAGGGAACCTTCTTAAAAAAATCAATCAATATATTGAAGATAAATATTTGTGGTTTCTCGATTCGATGGATATCGGCGGGCGCCTGCATGGGTACGATTTTCAAGATTTGGATATCCGGCAAACATGCGAAGGCGGTGAATTCTTAAACAATCGGCATATTGACCGCAAGGCTGAAATGCCGCTGAAATATCAGGCGGTCGAGTCCGATTCTCTTGCCGGATGGAATCAAGGTGGGTATGGATCGCAAGCAAAGACCGAAATTTCGCAGGGTGTCGAATATGACCCATTCACATATCGGGCATTGAAATACCATTTCACGGATGACCGCGGAAAAAATTACAGCAAACCGGCTGACCAAGTAATTCACGGGTTCCATTCTTTACGACCAAACCAGCTCAGAGGAATTTCTCCGTGGGCTTCTGGTGTTCTTCTTGCAGATGCTTTTCAGCAGTATATCGGGTCAGAATTGCAGCGAAAGGCTATGGCTGCCAGGCATTTGGGTATTGTGCAGAGTCCGAATATTGATCGGTGGCAAGCTGATCTTTCAGAATCACCTAAAGTTCCATATCCGAAACTCGAAGGCATCGCAAACGCTTCGATGCTGTATACAAATCTTGGGGAAACAGTAACTTTTCAGACTCCTACCAGCGACGCCGGCATTTCTGACATGGCAAAACTTATGTTGGAAATGTATTCGGTTGCAACCGGAATCCCATACGAATTGTTAACGCATGATTATGGGACCATGTCGTTTTCGACGGCAAAGATAAAACGGACGGATTACAAGGTCGAACTAAAGCCGGTTATTGCCCGCTTTTGCCGCCAACAGTGCGAACCGATCAAGCGTGATTTTTTTCGGTTCGGTGTGCTTTCCGGGTACCTGGACCTGCCAGGATATTGGGACAACCCGCAGTTTTATGAAAAAGGCGTGTGGCAATCTCCAGGGATGGAACCGGTCGACCTGATGCGGGAAGTCAAAGCGACGATTGACGAGATAAAAGCACGCTTGCGTAGCCCGCAAGAATATATCCGAAGTCGTGGGGCAGATCCTGAAAAGGTCCTGGCAGAGATTGCAGAATTCAAGGAAATGGCGGAAGATAAGGGCCTGACATATGAGGAAGCGGTGGAAGATATCAGCACAATGATGCAGCAAAACCCGGCGAAGCTGGACGAAGTCGGGAAAAAATAAAGGTGAAAAAACATGCCTATAAATGAACGAAGTATGGATGAAATACTAACCCGGAAAATGAGCCTTTCAACTGACAGTAAGGGCCCAAAAACATACGATCCAGAAACACATTCGGCTCGGGTGGTGGCGACAACTGAAAAGCCTGTCTTGATTTATTCATATCGGCATGGTGGGGCTATTAATGAGGTCTTGCTTATGTCTGGGGCTCAGATCCCGAAATCAAAACAGGTGCCTCTTTTGGATTCTCATAATAGATTGGATGCTGAGTCCGTGAAAGGATCTTTTCGAGACATTGGTATTTCGGGGAGTCAGATGGAAGGAACCGTTTTTTTTTCCGTCGACGATGAAACCGCACGGATTGAAAAAAAGTTTGCCGATGGACATTTGACCGACTTTTCCATCGGATATAGAGTTTCGGAAGAGGATTCTGTTTTTATTCCGGACGGTGAAACTGCAAAAGTCAAAGGCGTGAATTATTCCGGACCGGTTCTGATTCGGAAAAAGTTTTGGATAAAAGAATTATCGATAACGCCCATCGGAGCTGATGAAGATGCAAAGGGGCGCTCTGAAAATAAAAATATCAATACAAAGGAGAAAGATATTATGCCTAAAGAAACAGAAAAAAATGATCCTGAAAAAAAACGATCCGAGCCTGCACCGGTTCCCGATCCTGTACCCGAGCCGAAACCGGTTCCTGTGGATATCGAAGCAATTACGAGAGCGGCCAAAGCGGCCGGCGCTCAGGAAGAACGAATCAGGATTGAAACCATTAAAACCATGTGCCGAAAGGTTGGCGTTGAGCCTGATAAATACGAAAACGGCAAGATGACAGTGGCCGAAGTCCAGAGGGCATTGTTCGACGATCTGGCCGCACAGCACACGACAAACCGGGTTTCCCATGGGGAATCCGACGGCGAGAAATGGACTCGGCAGGCCATGCACGGCCTTATGATCCGAGCCGGTCAAATCGGAATGGTGGATGAAAATCTCAGAGGACAGGCGCACCCTGTGGCAGCGATGACGGCCATGGAATTCGGGAAAGAATGTCTGAAGCGTGCTGGCGTCGATTTTTCCGGAATGGACATTATGGAAATCGCCAAACGTGCGATGACTACGTCTGATTTCGCTAACGTGATCAATACCACCGCAAACAAGGCGCTGAAAATCAGTTACATGGAGCGGCCG